TCCTTCGCGCCGTTTCCGTGAATGGTGACCAGGCCCACGCACAGCAGGAAGCTAATTACATGGCGCAGCGAGGAATCTGCGGCCATGTTGGCGGAACAATCGGTGGATTCGAGGGGGTTGGCTGTGCCAGTCGCGGCAGGACTGTCCCAACGTGCACGCCTCGGCGTAGAATGAATCTGACGGCAGATGCAACGGCCTGCCGAGGCGGGATGTGCTACAGAGTGAGGGCGTGGCGATGAAGATTCCGAGCGTCTTGCAAGACAACTGGCCAGTGATCGCCATTTCGATGGCGGCTGGCTTTTTGATCGGAACCCTGGTGATGAAAATCACCCTGTGCAAATAAAAATGACAGCCCCCGGGCAATCAGGGGCTGCCATCAGAACCATCCCTAGTTCCCGGAAGACTCTCCTTAGCCTTTGGGATGTTAAACTTTTCTGGTTAGGATGTCTACAGGAGTGTATGGATGCCCGAAAACTCCAAGGTTGGTCGTTGTGTTGGTAAAGTGAAGTCGTCTGGGAAATCTAAGGTGTCTGCGATTAAGATTTGCCAAGCCAGCACTGGACAATCGTACAAGACGGGAAAAAAGGCAAAGACCAGAAAAAAATGAGGTAAGGATGCCTCTGACCGAAAAGGAAGAAATCGAGTTTCTTGCCAAGCTCTACGGTTTCTTTTCCCGCCACCTCCATCGCGGGACTCTACAAAACTTCTTATCTCGTTGGGCGAACCTTCGCAATTCCGGCGAATGTGACACCGTCGGTGCGTTCATGCAGGCCTCTAAGGAGCATGGCTTCCGTCTTGGTAAGAAGCCAATCAATAGGCTAGATGCGGCTCGTTCCGTTGAAGCGATTCATTCCAACCCCGAGCGATATCCTGGCTCCAATATTGTTAGTGACAAGGATTATCTTTACGAAGCCGCAAGGATAATTAACAAGCCCAAGCCAGCTCCACCCAAGATCACTCCGAAAACCTGGGCAAACAAGCCGAACACCACTGTTGCCCAGGACATCGATTGGGTTTCTAATCACATCGCTATGGAGGAGGTTTCGCTCGACGACACTCCTTCCCACCGTGCGCATTGGATGTTGATAGAGGCAAACAAAGATCCAACATGGTTTCTGAAGACCATCATGCCGAAGATCATGCCCGGCCGGCTCAAGCTGGATACCGATGAAGGAAGCAACAACGAGGACGAAAGAGAAGCAATAGAGAACCAGCTGGATGACATCCTGGGTGGACTAAAAAGGACGAGCGTCAATGTCTCTATCGGAAGTGATTGACAACGAGTGCCCGTATTACCGTACGGTCCCCAAGGATTTCAATGAAAACGTAAAATTTCGTGGCGACCTCTTGGCAAATGCGCGCAAGAGCAAGGATAGCCAGAAGAAGCTTCGAAGGATGTGTGCGCAGGACATCCTTTTCTACATCAATGGGTTTTGTACGACCTATGATCCGCGGCGAAAGCCGTCCATGATCCCGTTCATCACGTACAAGTTTCAGGACGAAGCGATCATTCGCATGGTCCTATCGATTGGTAACAATGATCTGCTGATCGAGAAATCACGCGACATGGGTGCGTCGTGGATGCTGCTCACTGTTTTCGAGTGGTTTTGGCACTTCAAGCAGAACCAGAGTTTCCTTCTTGGATCAAGAAAGGAAGACTATGTCGATCGACTCGGTGACCCTAAGTCTCTCTTCTGGAAGATCGATTTCCTTCACAAAAACCTACCCAAGTGGCTATTGCCGCGAATGGACCGAAAAATTCTCGCGATTGTCAACAAAGACAACGGATCGACCATTAACGGCGAATCAACGAACTCAGATTTTGCGAGAGGTGATCGACGTACTGCAATCGGCCTTGACGAATTCGCGAGCGTTGACAACGGATACGAAATACTTGCTGCGACGGCAGACGTCACCAACTGTCGCATTTTCAATTCCACCCCCAAAGGAACTGGGAACGCTTTTTACGACCAAAAGCAAAACCACGAATGTGCAAAGCTGACTCTGCACTGGTCTTTGCATCCAGACAAGGCCAAGGGTTTGTATGTCGACAGCAAGGGTAAGAGCCGGTCACCCTGGTATGACCGAGAAGTACTTCGCCGCGCAACAACCATGGAAGTTGCGCAGGAACTGGACATCGACTATCAGGGTTCGGGCCAGGCCTTCTTTGATCAGATCATGCTCAACGAGATCAAGAGCCTGTGCTGTGATCCCTACGAGACAGGGGATTTGACATGGAACGACAGGTTGGAGCCGAGGTGGCTGCCAGAATGCGCGACGCGAATGAGGCTCTGGTTCTATCCGGACGCGGACGGAAACCCGCCAAAAGATCGAACCTACTCTGTCGGAGTCGATATCTCCACCGGCAAAGCGGGCGAGTTCTCGAGTTGTTCAGCAATATCGGTACTGGACAAGAAAACCGGGGAGAAAGTAGCCGAGTTCTCCGACGCATCAATTAATCCAACTGACCTGGCGGTCTATGCGGTGGCTATGTGTTACTGGTTCATGGGGCTGGACGATGAGCCCGCTTTCATGGTCTGGGAAGATAATGGCCCCGGCGGCGCATTCGGAAAAGAGGTCATTGAGCAGGGGTTCCGAAACTTCTATTATCGCCGAAATGAGCAGCAGCTATCTAGGAGGCGTGGCAACGTCCCGGGCTGGTGGACCACGGCAAAGAACAAGCGGGTCCTGCTCGCGGACTATGCAAAGGCTTTGAAAGATGGCACATTTTCCAACAAATCCAAAGAAGCCCTCGCTGAATGTGAACACTATGTCTACCTGCCAGGAGGCAAGGTCGAGCACACGCGAGCAAGCAATTCGCCGGATCCTTCGGGCGCAGGTGAGAACCATGGTGACCGCACAATCGCCGATGCTTTGGCTCATTTCGGCCGAGGGGAAAAGACTCAATATCTGAAAGAGAAGGAGGAGGTGAAGCGATCAACCCGCTGTTATGCTGCCCGCAGGGATGAACGAAACAGGCCCACGGCAGAGGAGGTCTGGGTTGTCTAAGTTGACAAGAATCTGGGCAAACTAAAGAATACAAGCAACCATAACCCTGGCGAAAGGAGTCGCCCATGGCTGATGAATTCTCAGTCACTATCAACACTCGGTTCCAAAAGGGCACAGTCAACGAGTCCTTTCAGTCGGGTCAGCTGAATTTTGATGTCGCTGGAAATCAGTACATCAAGATTATGCAGAATATTGGCACCGTATCTCCAGAGGTCCTGGATACTCACGCTCTTCCGACCGTTTTGTTCATGGTTGTGAAGAACTCCTCGGCCACTGCAGTCATAGACCTGCGCGAGAGTGCTGGCGCCAATCCCCTAATTACCATGGCCCCGGGGGAAATATGCGCATTTCCTCCTTCTATTCCGATTCCATACGCGCTCGCGGACGTAGCGGGCGGACTGATTGAGATCTTTGCAGTCGAAGACACGGCATGATCGACCCTGAAAAACGAGAAGATCGGCAACTACTGTCCGAGGCGATTCGCTTCAATCGGCAGGAGCTAGAGATCTTTCGGACTGCTAACGTCGAATTCGTCAAGCAGTACGCAGGCGGTCGGTACGGGCAGATGGCGTCCGAAAAGAAAGTGCCGATCAATCTATTGGAGATGGCCGCGACAATTTACATGACGCAGCTTGCCTCCAGTAATCCTTCGGTCCTGATCACGTCGTTTCACGACACGCTTCGCGAGTCGGCGTTTGATCTGCAGCTGGCGCTGGATCACTTGTTCGGGGAGATCAACCTCGGCACGACCATAAGCGATGCCGTACTGAATGCGTTCTTTTCGATCGGCATCGTGAAATGTGGAATGACCGAAGGCAAGGAAATCGAGATTGATGGTGTCTTCCATGATGTCGGCCAACCGTTCGCCGACGTTATCGACATTGACGACTGGGTTCACGACACTTCGGCCCACACGTTCGAGAAGGTACAGTTCTGCGGTGACCGACTCCGCCTGCCCCTGGACTACGTACAAAAGTCAGGCCTGTACAACAAGGAAGCCGCCAAAGAAGTTCAGCCCACGTATCGCAAAAGGGTGAACGAATCGGGCGATGAGCGGATTTCCAACATAGCCACCGGTTCGTACTGGGACGCAGACGAGTTTATTCCACATGTCGAGCTCTGGGAAATCTGGTTGCCTAGGGAAAACCTGGTTGTAACTCTACCCACAGACGACAATGCCAACCTCGATCTTCCTCCGTTGAGGATTGTGGATTGGCAAGGCCCCGAGAGGGGACCGTATCACCTGCTGGGTTTTGGCAAGGTGCCAAAGAGCATCATGCCGCTCTCTCCGGCCGATAACCTGGCCGATCTGCACGACCTGGAAAATCAGTTGATGCGCAAACTGCAGAACCAGGCGACCCGCCAGAAAACGATCACGATGTACCGCGAGGCGGCTGACGCGCAGCGAGTGAAGGAATCGGCTGACGGCGAGATGATTCGTTCGGATGACCCCCAGAGTCTGCAGCAGGTGAAGTTTGGTGGCATCGCGCAGGAGAATCTGGCGTTCATGATTCATGTGGACGATAGATTCGACCGCCAGGCTGGTAACCTCACGTCGATCGGTGGGCTGGGCCCGACATCTGATACCATCGGCCAAGATGCGCAAATTC